ATCAATGGTTATATGTTACAAGGTCTTTATTAAAGGTACAAAAATACACAGGGAGGTTGCCCTCCCCATGTTTTCAGGGGTAATTAATCGTTTAGTTTATTAATTAGAGTAGCGAAATACATAGCAGCTTTCCCTGTGAGCTTGCTTATGATAGCTGCATCGGCTTCTTCGCCCATGTCACTAATCGCTTTAGTCAGTTCGTCTTGAGCTGCGGCAACATTTACTCTGCCACCACCAGTTCCACCACTGCTTGACTTAACAGCTGGAGTTTTCTTTACATATACTCCTGCTTTAGTAAGAATCATTCTGACACCATTTGGGCTCTCGCCTAATTCTTCAGCAATCATCTTAACAACTTCCATACTGTTTTCTGGAGTTGGTTCTTCTGCAGTATACATCTCTACTGCCTGAGCTTTAGCTTCGTCTGTCCACGCCATAGTTCTTTTCCTTTTTAATGTGTAGTTTTTAGTGTATTCGGCAAGAGTATGAGTATTACGATACCCTGGACACCAACCTGTGGTATCTAGCATTTGTTGGTAAAACCTGTCACTCATTGCTTATTTCCTTAATATAAATATATTATACAAGAAGTTTGGGCATGAGTCAAGAACTATTTTTTAATAGCTATACCCGTAGGTAATAATATCATTGTGATACAGCTCAGCAACATGACTACGAGTATTTAATGTATACCATCCTTTCCAATCGTACATTTCTATTGACTTCTCTACTTCTGATTTATCTATCACTTCTACTTCTAAATCTAATAGTTCCTGTTCCCAGTTTTCAAATCTTATTAAGTAATCGCAGCTTGCAAATTGTTCTGTTTGCATTATTGGTTTATGCTTATCAATCCATTTATCTAAACCAATGTAATCTAAACTTAGCATATATAGAGATACTACTCTCTCATATGGATTTCTTGTGACACCAATGGTCTTATTATTTGTTGTTGTTAATATCAATTTTATTCACCTTATATTCTTGTTTTAATTCTCTAGCTAATTCTTTTGCATTATCTAGTTTATAAGGCAATGTTTCTTTATTAAATCTATCTATTCTTTCGACAGCATCTAATAATGCTATTAGTTTTTGAGTACATTGTTGTATATCATGCATTTTTGATTAAATCCTTAAGAGAGCTTAATTTATCTTGTGCTTCGGCAAGTTTGCCTAATTGTTTATCAAACTCTTGAATTAAGTCTGAATGTTCTCCTATACCAACTGAGCTGGTAAAATATGTTTTTAGTACTGCCTTTGCTTCTAATATTTCAGCTTGATATTTAGCTATCAATGCTTCATAATATGGGTTTCCTCTATGCATTTTTATCTCCTAAAATCCCTGCTGTAAAAGATATAATAAATCTTTCTTTAGCATCATCATCAATCAATATTTTAAACAATGGTATACACGCTATAAATAACATTAGCGCATACGCAATTCCACCAATAACTCGGTACTTATATACTATTGAGTTAGGTGCTACTTCTTTTATTGTTCTCATACTTGCTGGGAATGTTCTTAAAAACATCAATGCCCAAGCTGCGAGATAAAATGCAATAAGCCATTGAATTGCATCCATTTGTTTTTCCTTTTTACATATACTCTTGTAAATGTCTTAGACTGCCCATATCATAAGCTGCTAATGCATGGTTCTTACCTGCAAAACTTAAGTGTGGGAAGTACGTTTTTTCTAAGTCCTCTTGTTGTGCTTCAATTGTATATACTAGATATACCTTGTAGCCTCGCTCCTCTACTTTTTCGGGCTGAAGCTCTCTTTGCACTAACGCTGGATAGTTCTGTTTTATTGCCCAAATCTTTTCACCAACTTCGAACTCCTCTGCTACGCATTGTTCTGGCAGCATAGCTTCTCTTCTACCTTCATAGTCGGTCATTGCCAATTTTTGTGGTACTCCGATTCTATCGATAATACCTTTGACAAATGCTGGAGACCTGTATAATGCTTTCGCAATATCACTTACATTGTCTCCTTCAAGATATCTTTTTATTGTATCTTTTATTTCTGCTGCTGTTGCAGCCTTACCTTTGTTCTGTGCTTTTCTTTTTGCACGGAACTCCATCGTTTCTAGATGGTCTGTAATAATGTTGCCTAATCTTGTTGTGTTGTAAGCTATGTTTAGTATACCACATGCTTCTTTCTTGGTGATTGGCTTACTACCATCAGTAGGGTTTAATAACTCAATTACCTTGGTTATATTTGCTTGTGTAAGATTTTCGTGTTTCTTTGTTCTCAATTTCTACCCCTAGTAAAATTATTGCATAATGTAAAATCTTGAGTAAATCATCAAGATTTCGTCCTTCTTTCTTTCCAAATCTCTGAGCATACTTAATTATATTTCCTAGACAGAAGCCATCTCCATGTCCTGCATCAAATATAAACTCAGTTGATTGTATTTTATTCATACTATAGTGCTTTCCATATGTGGAATCAATATAGTCAGAAAGCAACTTTATTGCTTCCTTTTCGTTAAATCTGTTATCTGTATAATCAGTCATCTGATACTACCATAAATAAGTTCATAATTAGTCTTGCGTTTTTCTTTTTAGTACCAAAACCACTTTTCATCGGCGCGTGCCAATAGTTTGCTGGATACAATACTAATCTATTATATCTATTATCTACTATTGTATGCGCACTCTCATATATGTTATCTAGCATTTCTTTTGATGATGATAACAATTTTACTTCTTGTGAGTATATTTCGTTATCAACTTCAAATAATGCTGTTCCAGAGTGTTTAGGAGGGTTGGGAGTTAAGTATAATACACCTGCCCATGCTTTTCCTCCAATTGCTTCTTGTTGTTTTTGTACTCTGTTAGCAACATCATGGTGTACCCAGTTGAGTTTTTCTGAGCCTTCAAACCCCATAGTAAAAGCATGACTTCCTGATGTAGTACTAGAAACCCATACTTTTTTGTTTATTGCTTTTTCAACTAGATTTATTACTCTAATTCTAAGCTCTTGGTCTTGTGTAGAATATTTAGTACGCATCCCTGGATAACTTACTTTTTTAATATTCCCCCAAAAGAATAATCTATCAAGTGCATTAGCACGCACTTCATCAGGATTAGGTAGAAAATTGTCTATTATTGTAATCATTTAGATAGTTCATCTAATACATCTATCCCGCCATCAATTTTGGCAAGATATTCTTTCTTATCATCTAACTGACCTTGTAATAAACTTATTTCTGCTACTAAAGACTCTCTTTGTTTATTTAGATTTTGTCTAATCATCTCTCTATGAGATAATGTTGTCACAGGCTCTTTGTTTATTCCAAAGAGTTCATTAATGTCTTTGTCCATGCATCCGTACTCCATTTAATAATTTATACTCATCCCCATTACTTTTTCTAACTACTATAGGTCTTTTACTAAAGTAAAGATTATTTAATCTTTTTTGTATTGCTTTATGTAGTTCTTCTTCTGTTATGTCTTTTGGGAATACCATAGACATACCATTGACTTCGTACTTAACTAGTTCTGTCATTTTGCTGTAATCCTTTCGTCATACCATGCTAGACCTTCATCCCACCAATGGGGCTTGTCTCGGTGTGACCACTTGGCAAATGTTGCCTTGTCTGTGTGATAATAAAGTCGATAACTGCCCACCACGTCACTCTCATCTTTGAGGTCGTCTGGCATAGCCATACCAAATGGAGTCTGTCCTAGACGCTCCATATTCTTTGGCTCAGGCAGTTTGTTTACTACTTCTGCTATCGACTTATGTTGCTTACCATAACGATAATGATACTCGTCATTCAATGCATTTGCATAACAATGAGTCCATTCAAAGTTGTCAAGAGATGACCTCGTCCATATCGTACAAGGATGGTTGTACATCATTGGTAAGTATGGGGTCAATGGTCTTTCTTCCATTGGTAAGTCTTTAATTTTTGCCTTCTCCTCATTGAGGATTTTACTTTCTTCTTTGTTCAAGGCACGAGGAACAAAGCCAAGTACATGGTCTACCCAGATAGCTGTGCACAAAAGCTGTGCTGCTTCGAGTGGCATCTTCACTATGTGTTTATCCACATGGTATTCAGCACACTTGTCCATATCTTCATCTAGATAAAATAAGTTCATATTATATCCAGCACTTGTATTCTTTACACTCACCAGTCAATGGGTCTACAGATTTACCGCAGACTTCACACGCTCCAATATGCCATGTTTCAAATGACTGTGTTTCAGAGTTCCACATCTGACAAGTTTTGTGTTCTTGTTGTTCGTTATTTTTCATATGTATATTATACTAAAAATTATAGATGATGTCAAGAACTATTTTTCTGACTTATGGCAGTATGGACATTTCTGCCCAAAGACAACGAAAACAATTTGCTTCCTAACTTTGCAGAAGTGTTTCCACATAGTTTCGCCTTTGAGCAGATACATCACTATTTTCCAAATGCTCTGCCTGCTTCGCTTATACCAAATGCTCCAAGTGTCACTACAACTAATGAGGTATAGATTGTGTCAGAAAACAACAAATCTTGTCCCATAAATGCAGTAATTAAATCACAAGTAGCAAAAATTATCATGAAGCCGAAAGAGATAAAACCAATAATGGCTTTTTCATTTACATCATTATCATCTAGAAACAAATCCAAGAACTTCCGTTTAGGTGGTGCAAGCCTTTTCTTTGCAGCTTCGGCTTCCATCTTCATTTCTTTGATAGTATCTTCAGACTTATCTAGCTTCTCAATGAGAGCCATATACTTATCTAAATCTATCTCAACTTCGTTTCGTGAATTATCACTTCCTTCTGCCATAGTATCTCCTACGGTCTCCAGTCTAGCCACTCCTCTCTTTTCTTATGGAACCCATCAGGTTCATGAAAGTGAAAGGATATGGATATCCTTGGACTTAGAGTTTCTGTGTTATGATACATACCTTTTGGTATATAAAGTAAGTCGCCTGGACTTAACACAAAACTCTCTCTTAGAGTAAACTCCCCTTTATGAGGACTCCACTCATTATACATATTCCACTTAACTTGTCCTTCTACATGAAGTAGAAAGTTATCAGTTGAATCTGCATGAATTGTAAATACGTCTGCATCTTTTTTCCCTGAACAGTACAAGTTTGCCTGTCCTCTACCATAAACTTTTTCAAACTCCTCACACTGATTCCACATTTCTTTGTTTAAAAACTCGCTGAGAGCTAGAATGAAGGAGTGCCCATTTTTCCAAGCTAGATATCCACTTCTTGCTTGATATTTTGGGTCTTCTGTTTTACTGTATATATACTTAGGTGCGTCTTTTTTCTTACACCATTTGCCTTTGTCTTCTACTACTTGTAGTTGTGGCATCCTATCATGTCCACCAATTCCCCAACTATTACAATACTCATCAAACTGTTTCCAATCAAATAGATAATCAAATATAGGTCTTTCCGAGCGAATAGTAAAATGTTTCTTACCTTTGTATTCTTTTAAAAACTGTTCTCTCGTTAGTGGGCTAATAATCTCATCGAAGGTCATAATTCGGTTTCTCCATCATTTTTACTTTCTTAACATAATCCCAATAAATCTCCATTAGGTCTTGTCTGGGATGTGTGGAATACCCCCAACTTGTGTAGCGAGGATGCCAAGGTTGTGTACTTAATCCAGTCAAATGTAGTTGCCATATATCATCTTTTGGTCTTTGTGGTCTTTTTGCTACACTCTCATTATCTTTTATCCAAAAATAATCTTTATTGAAATGTCCTTGTGGTAGTTCTTTATAGTCTGTGACTTGTCCATCGTAAGAGTTCCATCTTGAATCTAAAGTATGGTATAAGTTTTTCTTTGCCCACTCTTTATCAGGAGAGTTAGCGTGTACTTGCATCCAGTGTTTTTTATAACTACCTTCCCAATTTTTCATTTTATCTATTGGGTCTACAAAATCTTTCATCTTTTCACAATCAAACAGAAGTACACTATCTGCCCACCAACCATCATCTCTATTTACTGTATTGTCACATAGAAAGTCCCATGCACTTGCCATAGGTTTACCTTCGAGGTCAG